GTACATGATAGTAATCTACACTCAGAACAGGCAAGCGGTCTGGAACTTCGCGGACATATCGCGGTTCCATGTAACTGGCAATGGGACGGGGATACAGGCGGTGGCAAAAAACGGAGCCGGTGGCGAATCAAAAGAGTCCACCTACATAACGCCAAAGGCTCTGCTGAATCCCGTGGGGCCATAAAAAACTGCGCGGAAGGCTGTTGTTAGCTATTTACATTACTACTGTATCGTAGTATTATAGTCGTAGAGGGGATATCCCCAAGGAGGTAAATATGGCACACTACACAGTCAAATTCGCATGCGGACACACTGCAGAAATTCAGCTTTTCGGGAAAGAGTCCGAAAGGCAAGGAAAAATAAAATATTTGGAAGAAAGCGGGATGTGCCCATCCTGCTACAAAAAGCAGCAGGAGGAAGCCAAGAAGGCAGCTGAAGCGCAGGCAGCAGCTGAGGCCAGCGAAATGGGGCTTCCGGAGCTGACAGGGTCCGAGAAGCAGGTCGTGTGGGCGACCAAAATAAGAAACGGGCTGATGGAAAGCATCAGCAAGATGCAAGATGCAGCATTTAAGATCATCGAAAACGCTAAGGAAACCGGGAAGCACCAGGATGATCTGCCGAGAGTAGAAAAGGCCATCGAGTTCCTGAATGCCTGCGAGAAGGTTGCCGGAACTGAAACGTCCGCAGCGGCGTTCATTGACTGGCGGTTTGACCTGGATGTCCGCCGCCTGCTGGCGGTCCGCGAGGCAGAGGACGAGGCCATCAAATCCGGGAAAGATATGCAGCAGTATGGCGGATTTTTCGTAGCAGTTTTAAAAATCCTGTACCCCGCAACCGGTGAAACCGAACAGGCTGTTGAATCCGGCCAGACCGTTGAGATCACCAAGGATGTAACATTGGCGCCGGAAAAGAAAACAACAGACGCCCTGGCAGCAGTTACATACACGGATGACCGCGTTGATGTTTCGTCCCCGAAAGATTACACGGTCATGCAGGCCGTCAAGGCTGCCGGTTTCCGCTGGACTGGATCGGACTGGGAAATGCGGATCAGCGTAACAACTGGTTCATCAACTGACCGTGCGGCAGAAATTGCAAATAAATTGCTGGCGGCCGGTGTGCAGGTTCGTGTCCCTGCGGAGATTCAGAAAGTAGCTGTCGATGGAAATTACACGCCGCGTTGCACGCGGTGGGTTATCAGGCTTACTAGCGACGCAGAACATGTATATGTGCTCTGGGGGCGCAATGAAAACTGGTATGAAAAAGTAAAATGCATCAGTGGAGCAAAGTGGATGCACGATTTACACTATATGTGCATCCCAACATCTTCGGCTGACGAAGTGGAAGATTTCGCGAAGCTCAATGGATTTCAGATCTCTGCAGGAGCTAAATCACTGATAAATAATTATAGAGAAAAAGTAAAAATCGTTATTCCGGCAACGGCACCAATAGAAAAAACGCAAAGCGAAGCAAATGGCCTTAAGAATATATTGAATTCTTCCCGTGATGTAATTGAGGACTTAAAGGATGATTAAAATGAAAACGCTCACCGCCCTGCTCCCCTATCAGGAGCAGGCGGTTGAAAAACTCAAGCACCTGAAAATTGGTGCCCTGTATATGGAAATGGGCACTGGGAAAACAAGAACGGCGCTGGAGCTGATCCGGATTCGCCTGGATGCCGGAAAAATCGACCGTGTCCTGTGGCTGTGCCCATGCAACATAAAATCCGACATCCGGCGCGGTATCCGGGAGCATTCAAACCTGGACGATATCGGTATTCTGGATATCGTGGGGATTGAAACCCTGTCAACATCCGTCCGGGAATGCAGCAGGCTTCTGGAACTTGTGGAGAAGCATAACGTTTACCTGATCGTGGATGAATCATCCCTGGTCAAGAATCATGCTGCCCTGCGCACGATCCATATTCAGCAGCTGGCTGACAGCTGCCAGTACAAGCTAATACTGAACGGCACGCCGATCAGCCGTAATGAGGCTGACTTGTACGCTCAGTGGTACATTCTCGACTGGAGGATACTGGGGTACAAATCTTATTACAGCTTTTGTCGCAACCATCTGGAGATTGATGATCGCGGGAGAATCCGAAGAGTACTAAACACGGATTATCTCGCCGAAAAGGTTGGCCCGTACACCTATCAAATTAAGAAGGCCGATTGTTTCAAGCTTCCCGAAAAAAATCATCACACAATATTCTGCGATCTGACTACACAGCAGGATAAAAACTATGACTATGTTTTAGACAAACTGCTTACAAGCCTTGATGAGATGTCAAACACCGCGATATATCAGCTGTTTGGAGCATTGCAGGCTGTAGTATCTGGATATGAGATTAAGATTGCTTATTCGGGGTGGCATCCTCATGCAATCCGATGCAAATACATGGACAACCCGGAAGATAACCCAAGACTTTCAGCTCTGTTATCATGCCTCGAAGGCAATAATGATAAAACCATAATTTTTTGTCAGTACACTGACGAGATCGAAACAACCACACGCCTGATCCGCGCGAGTGGCCGATCCGCAGTGCAATTTTATGGCGAAATGAGCGCGGCCAAGCGGAATGCCGCGATTGACGCATTCCGCGGTGATACACAGTATTTCGTAGCAAATAAATCCTGTGGAGCCTTCGGGCTGAACCTCCAGTTCTGCCACAAGATTATCTTCTACTCGCATGACTGGGATTGGGGCACAAGGGCGCAGGCGGAGGATCGTGTACACCGTCTGGGGCAGATTCATGATGTTGATATCACTGATATATGCATGGAAGATTCTATAGATATCCAAATTTTGAAATGTCTTGAAAAAAAGGAGAACCTCGCCGATGCGTTTAAACGAGACGTAGCTAATCTTCAAAAATCCGATTTAATAGCTTACTTCCGTGGAAAAGAGGTGAAAAATGGAAAAGATTTATCAAAAAGAAAATGTGTATGAAGCTACGCAAGAAAGGCTGTCATACGTTTTTAGAGAGTTTGAAAACATCGTTATCGCGTTCTCCGGTGGTAAAGATTCCGGACTACTCTTCCATCTCGTATTGCAATATATGGACCGGCATGAAGTTCACAAGCGAATTGCTTTACTGCATCAAGACTTCGAGGCTGAGTACGCGGAAACAGCCAATTATGTTGAAAAGGTATTCTCAGAATCTCCTGAATTTGTAAATAGATATTGGCTATGCTTACCGATGGCGGTTCGAAATGGGATGTCTACGTATGAACCATACTGGTACCCGTGGCACCCAGATCAGAAAGAAATCTGGGTAAGAAAGATGCCGTATTATCCATATGTGGTTACAGAGGAGAATGCGCCGTGGTTTACCAGAGGCATGACCGATCCGCAGACGCAGCACGCCTTCGGGATGTGGTATAGGGACAATCACCCCGGGAAAACAATCATCCTGTTGGGCCTGCGGGCACAGGAATCGCTACATCGATACAGCGCGATTGCAAATAAACGCCACGCGTATGATGGCAAACAGTGGATCACGAATGACGCCAAGAACCTATATTCGGCCTCCCCGATCTATGACTGGGAGACAGAGGATGTATGGACTGCATATGGAAAATTCGGTTTCCCATACAACAAATTGTATGACCTGTACTACAAGGCCGGGGTGAAGCTGGACGATATGCGTGTCGCGTCGCCGTTTATCGAATTTGCAGCGGATTCACTAAACCTGTATCGGGTGATAGAACCTGATACATGGGCACGCGTTGTTGGGCGCGTAAACGGCGCCAATTTCGGTTCAATTTATGGCAGGACAAAGGCAATGGGATATAAACAGATCACGCTCCCACCTGGACATACCTGGAAATCCTACACGCTATACCTGTTAAATACCCTACCACCTGATCTGCGTGAACATTATGTGCAAATTTTTCGGACGTCTGCAAAATTCTGGAGGGACACCGGGGGCGGGTTCTCCGAAGACGTGATCAAAGACATTAAAGACCACGGCTACAATATCCGTAAAAATGGGGTATCGAATTTCTCCAAAGATAGCAAACAGCGGATCGTGTTTAACCAGGAAATCCCCGACGACACGGATGATGTGACCAGCACACAGGATATCCCGTCATGGAAACGGATGTGCTATTGCATTTTAAAGAATGATTATCTGTGCAGGTTTATGGGATTCGGTCCGACAAAGATCGAGGCGCAGAGGATAAAGGCGATAAAGCAAAAATATGCCGCGATTGCGCGGCCAAGGAGGAAATCAAAATGAACAAATGGCAATCACCTGCATATGGAGTGCTCCCGGTTCCGATCGAGAAGATCAGGGCAAACGAATACAACCCGAATCACGTCGCACCGCCTGAAATGCGGTTGCTGTATGATAGCATCAAAGAGGATGGCTACACCATGCCGATCGTCTGCTACTACAATGCAGACGATGACATGTACGAAATCGTGGACGGGTTCCACAGGTATCAGACCATGCTGGACCACAAAGATATCTATGAGCGCGAGCATGGTATGTTGCCTGTGTCAGTAATCGACAAGCCGATTGACGAGCGGATGGCATCTACTATCCGTCACAACCGCGCCAGGGGATCCCACGATGTAGACCTGATGTCCGGCATCGTAGCGGAGCTGCACAAAATCGGCCGGTCGGATGCGTGGCTGGCTAAACATCTGGGCATGGACATGGATGAAATTCTGCGGCTGAAACAGCTCACCGGCCTGGCCGACCTGTACAAGGACAGGGAATTTTCCAAATCGTGGGAACCTGGGGAGGAGGTTACCGATGTTGATATCACTGGCTGAATATGCGGAAATCTACGGTCGCGATCCGGCCACGGTAAGGCAGATGGCGCTGCGCGGCGGGTTTCAAACCGCGCGGAAAATAGGTAGAAATTGGGTAATTGAAGATTCGGAAGAGTATCCGGATCATAGAAAGAGAGGAGGAAAAAATGCAGATAAGCAGTTATGAGGTTGGCAAAAAATATCCCAGCGCCATTTTGCATCAAGACGAAATAAAATTTGATATCACTGATGGCGGTGCAATCATTCCGAGCATGATTGTCATATTTGATAACAGGAGGTAATAAGAGATAATGGCTAATGAACAGAATTTATTAAAAGGCGACGAAGCGCATAAATTTACCCCCGAAGAAGCCTCGAAAGGCAGAAAGTGAGACATAGCAAATGGATAATATCAAGATAGAATATTTGCCCATAAAGGATTTAAAACCATACGAGCGTAACGCAAAGAAGCATGACGAAACACAGATTAAAAATGTGATGGAGTCAATTAAACAGTTCGGATTCGCACAACCATTGGTAGTTGATAAAGATAATGTTTTGATTATCGGTCATTGCAGATTAATCGCAAGTAAAAGATTGAAATTGAAAGAAGTTCCTGTTGTCCGTATGGATGAATTAACGCAGGAGCAGGTCGATAAATTAAGATTACTTGACAATAAGCTCAATGAAAGCGAATGGGATTTTGATTTACTTGCAGAAGATATTCCAACGCTTGATTTTAGCGATTTTGATATTGATTGGGGATTGTCCGAAGATATAGAAGAAAACACAGAAATCGAGGAAGATGAAGCGCCCGAACCACCAACAGAGCCAAAGGCAAAATTAGGCGATTTGTATATGTTGGGAAATTCCCACCGCCTTATTTGTGGAGATTCTACGGATGTTGCGGTTATTGATAGGCTTATGGATGGGGTAAAGGCTAAACTACTTCTGACAGACCCACCGTATGGTATAAGTGTTGTATCTATTGACAAGAAGGTTGGTGGTGATAAACCATTTGGCAGTAAAGGCAAGGTTGGCTATGGTCAAAAAGGGAAAAATAAAATACTTGATTGTAACGAATACGCTCCGATTATAGGGGATGATACAACCGATACAGCAAGAGCAAATTATGATGTCGCTTTGACTTGCACAGAAAATCAGATTATATTCGGCGGAAATTATTTCACAGACTTTTTGCCGCCGTCAAGGTGTTGGATTGTTTGGGATAAACAGAACACAGGAAATTTTGCTGATGCAGAATTGGCGTGGACTTCTTTTGATAAAGGTGTGAGGTTATATCATTTCTTGTGGAATGGCTTATGCCGTGAGGGTAGCAGAGAAGTAGAGGGTAAAACAAGAGTACATCCGACACAAAAGCCTGTCGGTATGCTTGCAGACATACTGAAGGATTTTTCAGAAGAAAACGACAGCGTTCTTGATTGTTTCGGCGGTAGTGGTAGCACACTAATAGCCTGTGAGCAGTTAAACAGAAAATGCTATATGTGCGAAATTTCCCCACAATATATTGACGTAATCATTCAGCGTTACATAAATCTAAAAGGAACAGATAAAGACGTATTTTTGATAAGGGATGGACAGAAAATCCCCTACAATGAGGTTGAATAAATGGCAAAGAAAGAAGATAACCTTGTAAAAGGCGATGAAGCACATAAACTAACAGTCGAAGAACAGTCGAAAGGTGGAAAGGCATCAGCAGAAGCAAGGCGCAAGAAAAGAGATTTACGTGAAGCCTTAGAAATGCTCTTAGAAAAGGATTTTAAAGATAAAAACGGCAATATATTAAGCGGTACAGAGGTAATCACAGCAAAGCTATTTGAAAAGGCATCAAAAGGCGATGTAAGAGCGTTTGAAACAATCAGAAGTACAGTAGGGCAAGACCCAGTGCAGAAAGTAATGATCGCAGAAGTAGACCAAAGCGTTATTGATGAGGTTGAAAGTGCTGTTTTGGGCGATGAATAAAGCAATGATTTATATTCTATTCCGAGGAAAGTTTACATGAATAGAAAACAGGCGATAGATTTTCTGATAAATAATCCCGTCAAGTATGCACACATGTTGGGATTCACGAAGCTGATAGAGTTTCACAACGTTTGGATAAAACAAATGATTCAAAGCAAGGACGATAAGACGTTACAGGGCAGTCGCGGAATTTTCAAAACTACCTGTGTATCGGTTGCCCTTGCCTTGATTATTATATTGCTACCGAACAAAAGAACATTGTTTATGCGTAAAACGGATAATGACATAAAAGAAGTCATAAAGCAGGTACAGAAGATTCTGCAAGACCCGCACACGCTATATTTTGTTCAATGTATTTACGGCGTTAATCTGAAACTAACAGTACAATCCGCAACAGAGATAAGCACCAATTTAACAACGGATATAAAAGGAACATCACAGCTTGTTGGAATGGGTTGCGGCGCTTCATTAACAGGTAAGCACTTCGATTATATATTCACGGACGATATTGTTAATGTAAAAGACCGAGTAAGTAAAGCCGAAAGAGATGCAACAAAGCTGATTTATCAAGAGCTACAGAACATCAAGAACCGTGGCGGAAGAATATTTAATACAGGCACGCCGTGGCACCGCGACGATGCATTTTCAATTATGCCACCTGCTGAAAAATGGGATTGCTACAGGCCAGAGGTGAAACAGATAATATCTGATGAGGAATTAGCGGATATTAAATCTAAGATGCTACCGTCATTGTTTGCGGCTAACTATGAATTGCGACACATAGCAAGTGAAGATGTAATCTTTACAGACCCGATAACAGGCGGCAATCCTGCAATGTGTGAGCAAGGTTTAGCACATGTCGATGCGGCGTTTGGTGGTGAGGATTACACGGCATTTACGATTATGCGATATTACGACAAGAAGTATTATGTTCTTGGGAAGCTATGGAGAAAGCATGTAGAAGATTGCTATTCCAATATTTTTGACCTTTATAACAAACATTTGTGTGGTAAACTGTACACAGAAAAGAATGCCGATAAAGGTATGGTTGCAAGGGACTTAAAGCGCATTGGCATCAGGGCAGTGCCTTATAACGAAAGCATGAATAAGCACATCAAGATTTCGACATATCTAAAGGTGATTTGGGCAAACGTGATTTTTGTCGAAGGTACTGATCCTGAGTACATAGAGCAGATTTTAGATTATACAGAAGATGCAGAACATGATGATGCTCCAGACAGCGCATCCGTTCTTGCAAGACTGCTTTACAGGAAAACAGGTATCAAAGAAAAAGGCTACGCAGATTTTTTGGAGGGATAAAGAATGCTGACATATCAAGACCTGCTTGCAATAGGAGAAAGCGACAAGGCAAAAATGGATTTCGTGCGCTCTGCTATTTTCAAGCATCAATCTACTGACCTCTACAGAAACGCAGTAATCGCTGATAAGTATGATAAAAAGCAGAACGTCACGATCATGGATTATCAGAAACTGCTTTACAAGGTCACTGGAGAAGCCGTTCCGGATAACTTCAGTGCAAACTACAAGATAGCATCAAATTTCTTCTTCAGATTCGTTACGCAGGAAAGCCAGTATCTTTTAGGGAATGGCATAATGCTTGATGAGGATGAACTGAAAGACAGGCTCGGCAAGGACTTTGACGCAAGACTGCAGGAAGTAGGCAGGGATGCGCTTGTGGATGGAGTAGCTTTCGGATTCTGGAATAAAGACCACATGGAAGTGTTTCGGATCACAGAGCTTGTGCCACTCTATGACGAAGAGAATGGTGCGCTGATGGCGGCTATTCGCTTCTGGCAGATAGACCAGTCCAAGCCGTTAAGGGCAACGCTCTATGAGCCAGATGGATATACGGAGTACATCTGGAGGAAGAAAGACGATGGGGAGATATTAAAGCCGAAGCGTCAGTATATTCTCAAGACACGTTCTACGCCTCTTGAAGGCATGGAGATTTATGACTATGAGAATTATCCTACATTTCCGATCGTGCCTCTGTGGGGCAATACTGCGCATCAGAGCGAGCTCGTAGGAATCCGAGAGGCTATAGATGCGTATGATCTCATTAAGTCTGGATTCTGCAATACTGTAGATGAAGCAAGCCTTGTCTATTGGACAATCCAGAATGCAGGAGGCATGGATGATATCGACCTTGCTAAGTTTGTAGAGAGAATCAGAACGCTCCATGCCGCCACAGTAGAGGATGATGGAGCAAAGGCAGAATCTCATACGCTTGATGTTCCGTATCAGAGCAGAGAAGCTTTACTCATGAGATTGCGCTCAGACTTGTACGATGATTTTATGGCTCTGGATACAAAAGAGATTGCAGGAGGTGCTACCACAGCCACGCAGATCAAGGCGGCTTATGAGCCTATTAACAGCAAGGCTGATATGTTTGAATACTGTGTCCATGATTTTCTGGATGGAATCTTTTTACTTGCGGGAATCGAAAGTGATGCCACATTCACACGCTCGATTATTGTAAACTCGCAGGAGGAAATCACGACAGTTATTTCAGCCGCCACATATCTCAGTTCAGAATATGTCACTCGGAAGATCCTCATGCTTCTTGGAGATGGGGATAAGATTGATGATGTTCTAAAAGAAATGGATGAAGGCGAGGCAGAGATCTATCAGGACGAAGAAGATGAAGAAATGGAAGGAGAAGAAGATACTGGTCTTGATGATGAAGAAGATGAAGATGACGACATAGACGCTCAGCTTGATGCTCTGCTGAAAGAATTGGAGGACATGTAATGGCATACGCAAGCAAATATTATGATCCGGTAAAGCGACATGAGTATTACATGAAGCATAGAAAGCTAAAGGGAAAGAAAAGCAGAACGTCTACTGCAGGTCTTAATGAAGATGGTAAGATTGCCGCTAAAGAAGTAAAAGAAGCAATTATGGCAGAGAAGAAAGCGTATCTTGAGAAGCAAAAAGGGATTATGAATAATCAGATTAAGTCCCTGCGTGAGAAGCTGAAAGCGATGTCTAAAGAAGAACGTAAGAAAAACAAAGAAAAGATACAGGAACAAATCAAAGGGTTACGTGCTTTATACAAGGATCACAAAGCCAAAGTCAAAGATTTTTACAACGAGAAATATGCGCAGGAATTAGACAAGATTAAAGCAGACAAGAGTATGCTAAGGGCATATAAATCGAAGAAGAAAAAGAAGTCCTCATGAGTAAATTCAGAAAAGGAAAATTAAAGTTATCTAAAGAAGAGCTTGAAGCATACGAGAGCATGTGCAAAGACATGGAAAAGAGGATTGCGAAAGAGTATGCGCAGGCAAAAAAGGAAGTCGCTGATAAAGCAGACGATTATTTCAGACGCTTTAAAAAGAAAGACGCTGTTTGGAGACAGTGGGTAGCATCAGGACAAAAAACCAAAAAGGAGTATCAAAAATGGCGGACTAATCAGATGGCAGTGGGCGAGAGATGGAAAGACATGCGTGATGTACTCGCTACCGATCTTGCGAACAGCGATAAGATTGCCGCCAGTATTATGAATGAGTATATTCCTGAGGCTTATGCCCTTGGTCACAATTGGGGCACTTACGAAGTCGAAGCAGATGCTAAAATCAACACCGGATACACGCTTTATAATCGTGAAGCGGTAGAGAAATTGATCAAAGAAGAACCTAGTCTTCTGCCAAAAGCGAAAGTCAGCATTCCGAAAGATAAACTGTGGAACAGACAGCACTTAGACTCTGCTATTACGCAGGGCATTCTGCAGGGAGAAAGCATTCCTGATATTGCGAAGCGTCTTCAGTCCGTGACAGATATGAACCATAAGGCGGCACTCAGGAATGCCCGTACCATGACAGGATCCGCAGAAAACGCAGGTCACATGAATGCTTATAAACGTGCTGAAGATATGGGGATTGAACTTGAGAAACAGTGGGTTGCTACGTTTGACAACAGGACACGAACTTCTCATAGAAATTTGCATGGAGAAACGCAGGAAATAAACACTCTGTTTTCAAATGGGCTGATGTATCCGAAGGATCCTAATGGACCGTCTGAAGAAGTGTATAACTGCAGATGCAGAGTTATCAGCAATGTGAAAGGATTTCAGCGTGATCTTTCCCCGATGTATGACGAAAATCTTATGGGAATGACATTTGAGGAATGGAAAGACGCAAAGCCTGTTTACCAGAAGATCACTCATGGAGAGGAAGTCGCTGAAGCACAGAAGATGAGATATGTAAGGGAGTACAGGAATGGCAATCGGAAACGTTAAGGTTACCAGTCATGTTAATGAAGTCATATCAGCTAAAAATGGGGCAATTGCCCGTGCACTTGAGGCAATTGGAATACAGGCTGAAGGTGATGTCGCCAGTCTTGCTCCTGTGGATACTGGCAGATTGAGAGATTCGATCACGCACGAGACTCATGCAGAAGAGGAATCCGTGCATGTTGGAACAAATGTTGAGTATGGGAAATATCAAGAGTATGGAACATCCAGAATGAGAGCGCATCCGTTTCTCAAACCGGGCATCATGAACAATCTGGAAACGTATAAATCTATCGCAAAACAGTTTCTATCGTGAGACACAATTCTATACAATTTAGCTGTTAGAAAATTAACAATCTTACTTTTACTGAAAACCTACTGTCTTAGTAGGTTTTCTATTTTTTATATATTATTATAATTTTTTATTATTTTTTATAATGTATGATGTAGGATAAAGGTACATTTTAGTAAAGTCCCTATAGAGCAAAAAATATATAGAAAGTTTAGTAAAATGTACGATTATCCTACACTGCTTTTGTCTGACAATTTTAGTGACAGATTTTTTTTAAATGCCGTTGTATTTTTTTTGCATGAATGTTAAAATAGCTGTGTCTGAATGACAAAGAACCGTCTACGAAGGAGAGGAAGACAATGGCACTGACAAGAAAGTCACTGAAAGCGATGGGACTGACCGACGAACAGGTCGATTCTATTATCGAGGCACACACTGAAACTGTGGATGCGCTGAAGGACGAGCGTGATCGTTACAGGGAAGATGCCGATAAGCTTGTGGATGTCCAGAAGGAGTTGGATGCCGCAAAGAAAGCCGCAAAGGATGCACCGGATTATGCCGCACTGAAAAGAGAGTATGATGAGTACAAGGCAAGCGTTGAGGCAGAGAAATCTCTACAGGCAAAGAAAGCCGCTTTTGAGGATGTGGTAAAGGATGCAGGACTGAGCGAAAAAGGTATCGCAAAGGCGCTGAAATATGCTGATTGGGATTCTATTGAACTTACTGATACTGGCAAGATCAAAGACGCATCGAAGCATATTAAGGCTCTGAAAGAAGAGTGGTCTGATTATGTGGTGACTGAAGGTGAAGAGGGTGCTGATACAGATACACCGCCAGATAACAAAGGTGGAGCCAAAATGACCAGAGAGGAAATTCTGGCTATTAAGGACACCACAGAGCGCCAGAAGGCTATGGCGGAGAACCACGAGTTATTCGGTATTTAAGAAAAATATGAGGTGAGAAAATGCCTGCAAAAGCTGGTCTTACAGTAAAAAATGATATTACAGTTGCCGTCCGTGAACTGGATTTTGTTACAAGATTCGGCAAGAACTGGGATGCTCTGAGAGAGATTCTCGGCATCATGCGCCCGATTAGAAAAACACCGGGTACAAAGCTGACTTCCTATGAGGCTTCTATGAAGTCTGAAGCACTGCAGGGTGGTGCTTCCGTAGGTGAGGGAGAGGAAATTCCGTACACAGAATTTCAGGTAGTGCCCGTGGCTTATGATGATATCGTTCTGGAAAAGTACGCAAAGGCTGTTTCCATTGAGGCTGTCGATAAGTTCGGTGCGGCTGTAGCTGTCCAGAGAACAGATGATGCTTTCCTTAACGAGCTTCAGTCGAAGGTCATGGATGACTTTTATACGTTCCTTACTACGCATGGAACGCTTACTCCTACAGACCCGATTACGTCTTTCCAGATGGGTGTAGCTATGGCGGTCGGTCTTGTTGTGGATAAGTTCAAGAAGATTCACAGAGATACCACAAACATCGTTGTGTGGGTAAATACTCTGGATGCTTACGAGTATCTTGGAGCCGCAGAACTGACTGTTCAGACTGCATTTGGTCTGCAGTATGTTCGGAACTTCCTTGGCGCACAGACGATGATCCTGTCTTCTGAGATTGAAAGAGGAAAGATTTACGCTACGCCTGTAGAGAACATTGCTCTGTATTATGTTGATCCGGGTGATGGCGATTACGCTCAGCTTGGTCTGAACTATACAGTACAGGGCGAGACCAATCTGATTGGTTTCCATGCAAATGGCAACTACCAGACAGCAGTCGGCGAGTCCTTTGCCATCATGGGTATGAAACTGTGGGCTGAGTATGTCGACGGTATTGCTAATATTACCGTCACAAGCACCTAATCATGGCATCCAGATGACACGAGATTGAAGTTTTGGGGTTTGGCTATATAAATATATGGCTAAATCCTAAAATGCAAAATAGGGGCAAAAATGAGCCGTATTGAGGATATCTGCAGAGAACTGAATAATTGGTTTGATGTAAAAAGAGCCATTGGTGATTTTGAGATCACGGAAAATGGGCTGACCTCTTTTTACGATGATCTTTATGATGACCAGTATTATAGGATTGTCGGCAGTGCACTCAATGATGGTGTCTATAAAAAAGGCGAGGAACACGTTTTTGCACCAGAGGTTTTCCATGGTGCTGTGTGGGCAATGGCTGTTCCTCCTGCGGTCATTGCCCTTTGTGGCGAGATTGATGCGTACACTGAAAAGTATGCGGATCAGATTAATTCACCATTTCAGTCTGAAAGCTTTGGTGGATATTCGTACACAAAGGCGTCTGGAAGTTCAAGTGGTGGTGGTGGTTCCAATCCTTCCGACTGGCGTTCTGTGTTTGCGGGTCGGCTGAACAAATGGAGGAAAATTAGAGCGGTATGAGTTTACTTGAAGAGGCAATGGAAACCTGCAAATTTCTGGACAAGGTAAGAGTTCCAGATGGCTATGGAGGTGTGAAAACCACATGGTCGGAAGGAGCGGAATTTGAAGCGGCAATTACATTTGACACTTCCATGCAGTCCAGAATGGCGGGCGCTCAAGGAGTAAGCAGTCGATATACGGTTACTACGAAAAAGAATCTGACGCTTGAATATCATGATGTATTTAAGCGTGAAAGAGACAATAAAATTTTCAGAGTAACTTCGGATGGAGATGATAAGTATACTCCCGCAAGCGCAAATCTCAATATGAGACAGGTTACCGCTGAAGAATGGGAGCTTCCTGCTAATGAATAAGGATCAAGCTATTCATGAATTTTGGTCAGGGTTTGGACTTCCTGCATATGATCAGTTCAGTATTCCAGACGATGCCAAATATCCATATATTTCTTACGATGTTTATACTGGAGCATTAAACGACAGATTGGTTTTGACAGGTGTGCTTCGGTATAGGTCATCATCTTGGGAAGCAATCAGCCTGAAAAAGCAGGAGATTGAAACAGCAATATACAACATGGATTCTCCTATGGAAATTGATGGTGGCTATTTATGGGTGTCATTGGGATCACCATTTGCGCAACGCATGGACGACGATCAGGATGACATGATCAAAGGGTATATATTAAATGTTTCTGCGGAGTTTTTAACTGCGCATTAAAGGAGAAACACAATGGGAAAGTTTACTAAAATTCCGCTTGATACTTTCGAAGGTTTACAGCTTGATGCAGGAGTAATTCTGCGAACATTTAATGTTGCAGAGCCTGCCGCAAGTATCGAAAGCGATATTATCTGTGCCACAACAGGCGGCATTGAAATCAATGCTGTTCCAAATTATAGCGATATGGGCGAAGATGTAGATAACTGCCCGAACAATATGAAAGAACTGAAGAAACTCGATTACTGGGATTGCTCTATGGCATTCACAGGAATTGGCGTTTCGCCAGAGTTTATCAAACTGTCACTTGGCGCGGCAGACATCGAAACAGGTAATACTGGAAAAGTAACGCCCAGAGCAGATTTAAAACAAACCGACTTTCAAGATATCTGGTGGGTTGGTGACAGAGCAGATGGCGGTATGGTCGCCGTTAAACTGCTTAACGCACTGTCCACAGAGGGGTTTGCACTCAAGACTGAAAAAAACAGCAAAGGTCAGATTGAAACGACGCTAACCGGCCATGTTTCAATCATTGCACAGGATGTAGTCCCGATTGAAATTTACAGCGTAGCGCCATCATCTGAAGGATAAGGGGAATAAATGAAAAACTTAGCTAACTGCACTCCGACAGAATTCTTGAAGCAGACATATCGCATCAAAAAAGATTTGGAAAAATGGATTACGGATATTGATCTTAAAAACATCAGAGCCAGAAAGCCGGAAATAGAAGAAATCCCGCCAAATGTCACTGATGAGGAAAAAAGAGACATCATTGTTCGAAATGGCAAACGAGTAAAAGAGCAAGGGATGAAAAATATGTCTGACTTGCTCGATGCGGCAATGGGCGCACATCCAGATGAGACATTAAGGATTCTTGCTCTTTTATGTTTCGTGGAGCCAGAGAATGTTGATGATCATTCAATGTCTGAATACATTCAATGCTTAACAGAATTAATGTCGGATGAGGCGGTAGTTGGTTTTTTTGTTTCATTCTATCGGTTGGGGCAGACGAATATTCTGAATGCCTAAATAGCATACGTTTGGATTTACTGGACGTATTTGGGAGAAGATACGTGGTTGAACACTGCGTATCTTCTTTTCGAATAAGCCAACAGGAAAAAATCTACAGAATATACGTCACAGACACGCTGAAAGCAATCAGCGAGGGCAAACATCTGACTGATAGATTCGCAGACTTGATTATTCTTCAGAAAGTCGATACTCGTACACCAGATGAAATTAAAACGAGTATTATGAACAAGTTAAAGGAAATGTAATATGGCTACCAATGTTTTTGACCTTGTAGCAAAACTGACACTGGATTCCAGTGATTACGATAGCAAATTAAGTGGAGCGGAAAGTAAAGCAAATTCTTTCGGCTCTGTTCTTAGTGGTGGTCTGAGTACAGTTGCAAAAGTAGGTGCGGCGGCTGTGGGAGCGGCTACAACCGCAGTAGTGGGCTTTGCTAAAAAATCTCTTGATGCAGGTATGTCATTTGATGCTTCAATGTCAAACGTATCTGCTATTTCAGGTGCGGTTGGAGCAGATTTTGATGCACTGCGAGACAAGGCTCAGGAAATGGGTGCGTCCACGAAGTTCACTGCTACCGAAGCCGCAGACGCAATGTCGTATATGGCTATGGCCGGTTGGAAAACTGGAGATATGCTTGATGGTATTTCAGGCATCATGAATCTTGCGGCGGCATCCGGTGAAGATTTGGCTTTGACATCTGATATTGTCACTGATGCATTGACTGGATTTGGTCTTAAAGCGTCTGACTCTGCTCATTTTGCTGATATTCTTGCGGCGGCATCAAGTAACGCAAATACGAATGTTTCGCTTATGGGCGAGACTTTCAAGTATGTTGCGCCTGTTGCAGGGAGCATGGGAATTAGCGCAGAAGATGCGGCTGAGAGCATTGGCTTGATTGCAAACGCAGGTATTAAAGGATCACAGGCAGGTACGTCATTGCGTTCGATCATCACAAGACTTGCTACTGATGCAGGAGCGTCAAGTAAATCTCTTGGCGCATTAGGAATCTTAACTGAAGAGTTAGGTGTTCAGTTTTATGACACCGAAGGAAACGTCAGAGATTTTAGCGACATTCTTGATGAATCAAGGGTAAAGTGGCAACAGTTAAGCGATGAAGATGCTTCAACTTTTGCTAAAAAAATTGCAGGACAGGAAGGTATTTCTGCGTGGCTTGCATTGATGAACTCAGCCCCGGAAGATGTAGATAAATTACGAGAATCTATTGATCATTGTTCTGATTCGGCTGATGGATTCAACGGAACTGCAGAACGTATGGCGGCTACAATGCAGGATAATCTGCAAGGATCAATTACGATTTTTCAGTCTGCTCTTGAGGGCGTTCAGATTGCATTTTCCGATATGGCTACGCCTGCGTTAAAGGAGTTTGTGGACATAGGGACAGAAGGTCTGTCAGGTGTGGCAGAAGCACTGAAGCAAGGTGATTTCAATGGCGCAATGGATGCTTTTGGGCAAGTTCTTTCTCAGGGACTTGCAATGATTACTGAAAAACTTCCTCAGTTTATGGATGCAGGAATGAAATTGCTTGAAGCGTTAGGACAGGGTATCATGCAGAATATTCCAATGCTTACGCAGACTGCAACGCAAATCATCCTTATGCTTGCGCAATTTATCATTACGAATTTGCCACAGCTTTTAACAGCGGCAATTCAGATTATAGTTACCTTAGTGCAGGGAATAGCACAGGCGTTACCACAGTTGATACCCGCCGCAGTACAAGCAATATTAACTATTGTTCAGACGTTAGTTGATAATTTCCCTATGATTATTGACGCGGCATTACAGTTAATAATTGCGTTTACAGAGGGCATTATCAATTCGCTACCTGAACTGATTGATAAAGTTCCAGAAATCATTATAGCGATTGTCGATACACTTGTCGAAAATTTCCCGAAGATTGTAGAAGCGGCATTTAAGCTAATCGTAGTACTCGCTACTGCGCTGATTGACAATATTCCAGAGATTGTAAATGCAATTCTTAAAATCAGAGAAGAAATCAACGCAAAATTCCAAGAGATAGTCAGTCAAGCATTATCGTGGGGTGCTGATTTAATAAGCAATTTTGTTAGCGGTATTAAAAATGGCTTTGGCAAAATTAAATCCGCCATGTCTGGTTTGGCAAACGTGGTTAGAAGCCACATCCATTTCTCGGAACCGGATGTCGGTCCGCTGTCTGACTTTCATACCTACGCGCCAGACATGATGAAACAGTTCGCCAAGGGAATTGACGAAAATCTTCCGCTCGTTGAAGACAGCATGAATCGAATGGGCAACATGATTCGTGGCAATATGCAGTTCAGCACAGAAGGCGTGAATCGTGGCGCAACGTACAACGGCGGTATTACTATCAACGTATACGGTGCAGAGGGACAGAACGTTAGAGAACTGGCTCGTGAAATCGAGAAGATTTTCACATTGCAGGATAATCAGAGAAGGGCGGCTTACGCATGAGCAAAACAGGAAACAACATAATTTTCCGAAGCGTGGATTGGAGCAATCCAGATGATATTGTTGCTAATGCCAATGTTGATAGCGGTAGCGATTTAGTCGAACTAGATCCTGTTAAGGGCGGCATAATAACAAGAGGACATTCCAAAATTTATGTTTTCAGAAATGATCTACACACTTTCCCTGCTGAGTCATTCCAAACCATGCAGATCTATGGCAAAAACGGAGCCGTTCTTTTAAGCGATAGATATTTCAACAATGTTCGGATGATTTATGACGTTGTTATTACTGAAGATTTTGCTACTGTTTACAGAGAGATGATGAACGCACTGGCGAAGGTGAGAGGATATGGTCTTTTGTATGACACCATAAACAAAGGGGAGTGGTACAAAGCGTGCTTTCATGAATCAACAACGCCAAAAGTTTCCCGAGATGGTAAAACGGCAAAATTTCAACTCGTCTTTGACAGAACGCCAGAGCGTTATACCGGAAGAGGATACACAACTTTAAGAGTTATAAACAACACTGCAAACGGAACGATAGGAACAGGTTCTACGCTTCCACAGTATCCAATGTTTGTGATAAACAGCAATGGAAATACAACGCTTACAATCGGTAACAAATCTATTACAGTAACTGGCGTTATTGGCTCATTTGTTGTTGATTGTGAAACTCAGGAAGTTTATTACAAAGGGAATAATTACAACAACAAAACAGTGTTGAACTCTTCGGAATTTCCTAGGTTAGACAGTAATGGCAGAGATGTCACTGTGACGGGCGTTAATTCAGTTCTTTGCATTGCAAAAAGCTATAGACTATGAATCCTATACTTTACCCCAAAGGAACAATACAATTTAATACAAACGGCATCGGCAGAATTCACTGCACAAGGGCGATCTGCATCGAAGAGCGGAATGGCATCTATGAAGTGGAGTTTGATGTGCCGATTACTGACACGCACTATTCTGAGATTCAAGAAGGAATGATCGTGGCGTGTTGGCATGACGAAACCAAAACGCTTCAGCCGTTTGACATTTACAAACGTTCTGCACCTATTGGCGGCGTTGTTACGTTTTATGCTCATCATATTAGCTATAGACTTGCCCACACGATTCTCGAACCATTTACGGCGTCTTCTGTAACACAAGCGTTCGCCACATTCGGATACCATTCCGTAACGGATAATGGTTTCACTTTTTGGACTGACAAAACAACCGCGGGAACTTTCACCGTCCATGTTCCTGTCAGTATTAAAGAAATACTTGGTGGTGTAGACGGTTCAATTTTGGATGTTTATGGCGGCGGTGAATACGAGTGGGATGGCTTCACAGTCAAACTGCATCAGAATAGAGGACAGGATAACGGCGTAAGAATTGTTTATGGGAAAAACCTCACCAATCTTGTCCATGATTATGATATTAGCACGGTGTTTAACGCAGTTGCTCCGTTTTGGCGTTCAAACAACGAAGACGAAGAAATAGTTGTAACACTTCCAGAACATTATGTCGCGTTAAACGGAGTGACTGAAATTATAGCGGTACCGCTTGATTTGTCCGGTGAATTCCAAGAACAGCCAACTATTGAGCAGGTGCGAAATCGTGCAAGAAAGTATCTGGAAAGCACAGAAGCAAAAGACCCGAATGAAAATATAACAGTCGAGTTTGCGCAGTTATGGCAGACCGCAGGATATGAGAATTTTGCGGCGTTGCAGAGAGTTTCGCTGTGCGATACAGTAACTGTCTCGTATCCGGACCTCGGGCTGACCGAAGTTAAGAAAAAGGTCATTCGAACGGAGTACAACATCCTCGCCGAACGATATGACCGCATGGAACTTGGTACAGCAAGAACCAATTTTTCAGAAGTAATGAAGGCGCAGATTGCGGATGCAATCATGCAAAGAGTTCCAACTATAACGTTTCTGCGCAATGCTTTAAAAACAGCAACAGACCTCATTAAGGGCGGCAAGGGCGGCCATGTAGTTATTAATACAGACGCTGACGGACATCCGAACGAGATTCTAATCATGGACACTGATAACATTCAAACGGCTGTGAATGTTATCAGAATGAACATGAACGGAATTGCTTTTTCCAATAGCGGTTATGATCCAGAAGCATTTGTGACCGCGTGGACGATAGACGGCGGTTTCAATGCCAATTTCATCAATTCTGGCTCGGTCACTGCGGACATCCTGAAAGGCGGCATTATAACCGACCTCAAGGGTAAAAACTACTGGAATCTGACCACTGGTGATATTTCAATTTCTCTTGACCCTGGAGAAATCGGAGCGGTCACGACTGCTGACTTGGAACGGGTTCAGAACAACGCCAAGACATACGCCAATCAAGCAAAACTTGATGCGATTTCAGAGATCGAAACAGAACTGGAAGACTATGACACATCCACAGTAATCAACGGCAAAATCACTGCAAACAACCAACAGCTTATCTCACAGTTTTCAAACACATATGTCCAGAAAGGAATGGCGGTTGCAAGCTATGTAAATTGGTACTACAACTCAGCATCACCAACGCGTTTGATCGGTGGGGAATGGACGACAACGCCGCCCACATGGGAAAACGCAAATTACATCTGGGAACGTGTTCAAACTAACTATGCTGATGGCACGGACGAATACAGCGATCCTGTCTGCGTACAAGGGAAAACAGGAGCGACAGGAGCGACAGGAGCGGCAGGAGAAAATGCACTTGTTGGATACGTCCTACCAGATTCTGGCGTGAATATAAGCAAGGACGAGTCAAAAACAATCCTGCTGACTGCTATCGTTACTGACTACACAGGCGAAGACCTCGACCCAAAAGGAAATATTTATCACTATCGGTGGTTCGTAAAACCAGATGCGAAGTCAGAGAGAACGCTTAATGCAGGAAAAACAAAAAGCATAGTTGTGGACGCAAACTTCTGTACAGACAGAGCATTAGTGTGGTTTGAGTGGGCAGATGCGTTCTTCCTTTATGCAGAGAACGACGAAATGATACTCATGTCCGAAGATGGTGAGTATCTGTTGGAGATGGAATAGATGAAATCACAACCTCTAAGCATATCGAGATACAGTAATGGAACACTGGTAAAATTGAGCGTCAGCGATTCCGCTTTTGTGTCTTACGATTTCGACCCCGAAAACAACACAGGGACATATACGCCCACAAGCATCACAATCACGCCCACTTTTTCTGGCGGCGTGAAGTTTGGCTCATGGAGGTATTCAACAGACGGAGCGACTTTCCGGAACATTGTTAGTGGTCAGCACGGTTTCACGATAAACGGTGGAGCGGTCATTCTGGCGGCTACAAGTGACCTTTACGCAACGACGAACAGTGCAGTGATTGTGGCGTGTGTTGGAGATGATCCAACCTACTTTGATACGGTCACTATCATGCGATATGTAGACCCGACATTCGTGTTCCGTCAGACCTCTACCGCAATCAAACAAACGAACGACAAAATCTCGTTGATTGCTACTGATGAACAACTTGAAAAATACGGACAGAATTTCACTGTTCTCGATGATTTACAAGCGCAGATTGACGTAATGCCGAGCCAGATTTCCCTTGCGGTGTCGCAGGAACACACTATCATCACAGGAGAGATGAATAGTGCGCTGGCTGAGTATGCGACACTGGAAACGATGGAATCCAGACTGACAATGACAGCGGGTTCAATCATGTCCACGGTTAGTCAGAAAGTGGGAAAAGATGAAATAATTTCAAGTATCAATCAGTCTGCGGAATCAATAAAGATTAATGCAAACAAGGTAAATATCACTGGTTTTGTCACGTTCGACAACCTCAAGAACAGCGGTGAGACCACTATCAATGGTTCGAATATTACGACGGGAAAGATTCATGATGCCAATAACAACATGGTTTTGGATCTGTCCACAGGAGCAATCACAGCCAAGAAATTATCAGTTATATCCACTTATTTTACCTTGCTGGAAAATGGATATTGTTATTGGGGCGGCATTACTGGAAGTAAGATAGGCATTGAAAATGGAATCATAAGAGGGTACTGGAGCAACACACCAACTGGTAGTTATATAGACTGTACATCATCATATAAAATCCGGGCGAGTAGGTTTTTCGTTGCGGAAGGAGCGTCATCAGACCTCCGTTTCCACCAAGTTGCAACAAAAGAAGAAACAGTTGTAACAAGTGTTTCTAATGGATATGATACAAAAGAAAATGTTATCGGCAGTGTTAGTTTTAATGCAGGGTCATGCACTGCGTATACAACTACAATTTACTATAAAAATCAGTATGGTGGTAATGCTTGGACAACTGTTGTTACCGGAATAAATTACCGTGCACCATCTTTGCTGTCATACAGTAAGAGCGTCGTTACTGCAAGCGGTAAAGCATCCGGCTCAACGAAAACAATTCGAGTATTCTATGGCACACCTATTGAAAGGCATCTGGTTGTGGACGGCGGCATTGTAACTGGGTTTACATAAGGAGATGGTTATGAAAAAGTGGATTTATCCAATGGGAAAATTTGAAAAACATTCTGTGTCATGGCATTGTACACTCGTATCATTTGATCATCCAGACACTATACAGTGTGCAAATTGTGGAAAAGAAGTAGTTTTTACAAATTCTTACATGAGCCATGCGATTCAGCCAGATGAGCAGAATTATGGTGACAGTCCTTCGTTCGCAATTTGTCCAGATTGTGCGAAGGAGGAAATGGAAGGAGAAAAGAAATGGATGTATCACTCAATGTAGCAGTTCAGCTTGCCCGAAATGAAATCAAAAATACCATCTCAAAAATTAAAAGCACATACAAACTGCCATCGTATATCGTGGACGGTATTCTGTCTGAATCTGTTGCTGAAATACGAAGTCGAGAACAGGCAGAAATAAGCAGTGACATCATGCAGATGTATATGGAAAAGGAAGGAGAAGTAGAAGATGGCGAATGCAGGAGCAAAACTGAGTTCGTTCCCAGAAGTGAATGATATTCAAACAGGGGATATGTTTCCTTTGCTTAGTGACGGCAACACGAACGCAAAAATCAACTATTCCACACTTGCAAGGGCAATCATTGCAAAACTGAAAAGTGAAGATGTAGTTCAGACGCAGACCAACAACGCTAACAAACTGATTTCTGCGGCACTGGCTTACTCGATGAATCAGAGCATCCTGCAACTGGAAGATGCAGCCGCAAAGAACGCGGCATGGACAACTGAACAGCATATTATCACGGAGTTTATTCTGGGGCGGACCGGGAAAGTTTACCGGACACGTTTTTACAAACATAATGTAAACACTTCTTCGTCCGGCACAAAGCTGGACGCCAACAAAGGCCTAGTTTGCGAGCCGTCTTCCAGCACCACGGAGGGGAGAGACGATTATGCAGACATCCCGTCGTTTAAGTGGTATCGCTGCAATTATGTATGTGAAAGCGACGGATTTAAGCGAATCACCGCGCTTGAAGGAGCTCCAGGCTACGCTACAGATGGGGCCGTTGACGTTGGCACGCTGCACCCAACATTCTACTGGGGTGTAGATAAACACGATGATTACTACGACATTATTTACTCCGATACGCCCCACGAAGACCTCGGCTTAAAAGCGTGGAAAGACGCGTTACGCGGGGACGGCGTTACGGTTATGCCCTACTGGATCGAATCGTCATATGCGTCAGTTATCGCGCCTGACGGCCTGCTGAGGTCTCAGCCCGGCAAGGCTCCCGCGTATAACCAGTCATACAATAATATGATCACGAATTACCAGAAAAAGGGAGCAGGATACTGGGGAGCCGGAATAGCACGTAATACGTATGCAATCATTATGATGGCGATCAAGTACGCCACCAAGAACAGCCAGTCTGTTATGCAGGGGTGCTGCGCGTATAATACTCAGGCTACCTGCGCCGTAGCAGAGACCGGCGTAAAGCGCGTAATAATTGCTTCACAGGGCGATTTTATCGCAGGCGGATGCGTGTCGGTCGGAGTAGCAAATGGCACCAGCACAGACCGCGGGTTAAATTCGATTAGTTCTATCGCCAACCGCGTATTGATAAAATCCATCGAAACCGTAACAGTAGACGGGAAGGATTATATTGCGCTTAATTTAGATATCGATGGCACGATAGACACGACAACCAGCACATACGTGTCTACGATGCCGCAGTATACCGGGACAACCGACGCCGTAATCGGGCACCACGACGGCCAGGCGGTGATCGACGGGAAACACACGCTGCGCATACAGGGGCAGGAATACATGTGGGGGCAGTATGTAATTGCGTCCGATGCGGTCATGGATTTCCAGAGCGACTATTCCAAAAACGTATATGTGTACCCAATGGGCACCAAGCACTTGCAAAACAGCTATTCCGGCGCGGCTCTTGTAGGGAATATTCCGAATAATGGCGGAAGCGACTGGTGGATCGGAGATATGGATTTCGACCCTGCAAGCGGTGCGGCATATCCGAAAACCATCGGAACAGGCGATTCTGTTGGGTGTGGAGACAGAGTTTATTCCGGAGGGAAAAACAGTGGGACTCGCGAATATCTTATGAACGCGACCCTCGGGGACGGCTCGAACGCCGGTTTGTGCCTGGTGAGCTGCTGGATCGGGCTCGGGGACGCGCGCTGGAACTTCGCCTCTTGCGATTGATTATATCTTTGTTGGGGGTGAATGCCGCGTAGCGGCAGAGGGGCACTCCCCTTTCAGAAAAAAAGTACCATGTAAAACAACAGGTGCGGAAAGCAAAGAGGATTATTAGCCATGAAAGCAATATTCAGCAGCAGGCAGAACGCAGTAAAGGCCACAACAATCGGAGGACGAACAACTGTTCAGATCTGCCTGAACGAGGAAAAGAAAAACATTGAAAATCCGGAAACCGGAACAGTAGAGGTTGAATATGTTTATGACTTCAACGAATGGACGGCGGAAAACGTAAATGTTAATGCGGTAAAAAAAGACCCAGAATCCTATATCAACTTCATTCCTGACCCAGAACCGTCGGAAGAGGATAGGCTGGATCAGAGAATTTCTGACTTGGAAGAAATGGTTGCAGATGCAATAGGAGGAGCGCAATGACAGCAAAAATCAGGGTTATGATACGGGTAGCCGGGAGAAGAATCGACGCAGGAGAAAACATAGAGGATGTCCTTGCTGGGTGGCCAAAGCTGTCCGAAGAGGAAAAGCAGGAGATACGAGATGCGGTATGACATGATCAATGCGGATGATATCTATATATTCGGAGACTCCGCGAAAGACCTGTACCGTGTAATGCGAGGAATCATAAAACGCGCAGAAACAGCGGGCCTCACGATAAAACCGGAGTGGAAGCTGATTGACTGCGGCGGCAGTGAGCAACAACCTTACTCATGCGGCTATTCTGTTCAGCGCAGAGGGATTTCCCGTCATATATCAATGCTACAAGCACCCGAACGCACAGCCGACACCGGAGCCGGAAGAGACAACCACAGAAGGCGAATAAATTTATTTACGGGGGGGAATCCCCGTGGTATAATAAAATAAAAATCTGAGGAGTAAGGAATATGACATCTGAGGTACTTGTTGCAGTGTTGTCATTGCTCGGCACTGCATTCGGATCAGTCACAGGAATTATGGCAGCAAACAAGCTGACCAACTACCGCATTGCTGAGCTTGAAAAGAAGGTTGATAAGCATAATACAATTATCGAACGCTTCGCCCTTCTCGAACAGGACAATAAGACTCAGTGGAATCGCATCGATGACCTTCGAAGTTCAATGGACGAAATTAAAAAGGAGGTACTACATTATGAAAATTGACTGGACTAGAAAATTGACTAGTAGAAAATTCTGGGTGGCAATTATTGGATTCGTCACTGGTCTTTTAATTTTTCTTGGCAAGTCCGAATCTGAAGCCGCACAGGTTGGGGCGCTTATTATGCAGGGAGCAAGTGTGATTGCTTATTGTATCGGCGAAGGACTGGCTGACAGTGTGGAGGATAGAAATGGCGGCACGGATAGTTCATGCGAGTAAGGACGAAAATGGCAGATATACGAATGGAATTGCAGGAGATCAGACTGCGCAGGAAGTGTGTTTGCGGACATGGTATAATAGACCATGGGATACGGTACTTCGTCCATTAAATCTTAAGCTTGCATCTCATATCGCTTCTATTGCTCAAATTCTTGCAAAGTGCGTGAAAATAGGATACGATCAGTATCAGCGAACTACATTATACGACCAGTGCGAAAGGATTAATTGGGATATTTCAAGGATCAATGATATTGCTCCATGTGAATGTGATTGTTCGTCACTGATAGCCGTAATTTTGCGATTCTGCGGCGTTTCGATACCAAAGACAGTATATACTGGGAACATGACATCATACGTCCTTGGAACGGGAAAATTCGAATGTCTGCGTGATCCAAAATATCTCACACAAGATGCTTATCTGAAAAAAGGTGACATCATTTTAAATACAGCACATCATGTGGCTGTTGTAATAGATGATGGAGAAAAGGCGCAGATTAATTTCACAGCATACGCCGCACAGGTCAAGGTAAATACATATCTGCAAGTAAGAACTGCTCCAAATGGGGCAGAATATAAATTTTCTGATGGCACATCATTCAGATTGCCGAATGGCATGACTGTTGCAATAGTACAGGAGAGTGAGAAATGGGGCAGATTATCGGATATACAGGGATGGGTATCATTATCTTACTTGGCGCGTGCTACTTCGTAAAACGTGCGATCATAGACTATTATCGGTCAGTTATAAATTGACAAAATCCAAAAGTAGCCGATCGGCGAAAGGGTTTTGGCAGAGGTGTACCTCCGCACCTCTGCTTTTTAAAATGATTTAAAAATATTATTGACTAATATATACATATTATGATATGCTATAAAGATAACAAAATACTTTTATTTTCCACAAGGAGGAAACGATATGGAACAGATCCCGTACTATGTACATGAGGGCATGATGGTGAGAATGGAACGGACAATCAAGCGTCTGTGGATTCTTTGCGTTATCATCTTCCTCGCCTTTGTAGCAAGCAATGCGGCTTGGATCGTTTATGAGGCTCAATGGGAAGCAGTGGAAACTACAAGCCAGTCAGTTGATCAAAAGATTGATACTGGTGATGGTTCAGCTACGGTAACTGGAATAGGTGATATTTATGGCACGGATTCATACAGTAGCGAAGAAAACAACGACTAAATCAAGACGCAGGAAAACAGGTGGTTCTTCTGGATATATCCAGTGTAACCTATGTAAGGGTACTGGAAGAATCAAAAATTGGCACAAGAAAAAGTGATGGAATACACGAATAGCGAGATCACAAATCTCATAGACGAGCATATCCATAGTGAGCGTGACAGAGCCATCCTCAAGCGCAGGCTTGTGGATGGCATTCGTTATGAAAAATTAGCCGAAAATTTTGATATGTCAGTACGGCAGATCAAGAACATCGTTTACAAGTCAGAAGATAAGCTGTTCAAATATTTATAAGTTGCAAGCAATAAGTTGCAATAAGTTGCACGAAAGTTGCCCTCCTACTTCATTGTAGAAGGGTTTTTTTGATGTCTAAAATTATTGCCATAAGGAGATGTGTTATGTGGCAGGAATATAATCCGAATCCGACTGGCAGAAAGGTTGGAGATTGCGCTGTCAGAGCGGTGGCAAAGGCACTTGATATTGATTGGGAAACAGCGTACTTGCTCATGATGGCGAACGGTTATCACATGGGCGATATGCCGTCTTCGGATTCAGTGTGGGGCGCAGTACTGCGACAGCACGGATTTTACCGAACGGCAATTCCAAATAAGTGCCCGGACTGCTACACAGCGGAAGATTTCGCCAAAGACAATCCGAAAGGTACGTTTGTTTTGGGATTTGGAGGTCATGTCGCCACTATCAAAGACGGAACGCTTTTCGATTCTTGGGACAGTTCACAGGAGATACCGATCTACGTTTGGTTTAAAAAATAGGATTCTATAAATTTCCATTTATGGTACAGAAAGGATTAAGGCATGGCATACAATAGTGGTTTTCCAGTTGGGTATCAGCAGTATTTTCAACCGCCTCAATATGGCGGCTCTTATGCCCCACAGCAGGCTTCTCAGCAACTCATGACTCCACCTACCATCCATGCGGAAATCGTCCAAATTGGAGGCGAAGAGGAGGCTCTTGGCTTTCCTGTAGGAGCAGGGCAGTCACAGATGATGATGGCGAAGGATGATTCTGCGATCTACATAAAAACAGCTTATGCAAATGGTCAGAGTGCGCTTGTAAAATACACAAGAGAAAAGGCGAAGCCACATGAAGCTGTGAATGCTGATTACGTTACAAGGGAAGAGTTTGAAAACAGAATCGCCGAGATCATGAAGAGCAGAAAGGCAGTGGAAGAAGATGAGTGAACTTTTTAATTCTCTTGGAGAAAAACCACAGACGCAACAGCAGTTAGTTCAGCAACTCAAAAACGATCCCGCCTCTTTCATGAAAAGCAGAGGGTTTAACATTCCGCAGGGTGTGGATGTTCACAATCCGCAGTCCATCATAAATGGATTGCTACAGTCTGGGCAGATAGGCAATGACCGATTCCGAATGGTCATGCAGATGCTTAGGCGAAGATAAGAATTCAATGCCGAGCGTACGGCGGCTTGAAGAATATAAACCGACTATCCGATTTGAGGGTAGCCGCTCACCGATAAAAGTTATCGGAGAAAGGACACAAAATGGCTTTAACAGATGACAATGCTATGGTAATGCCTGTCGCTCCTATGTATGGTGGTGGCAACGGCGGATTTGGCTCAGGCTTCGGCGGTGACTGGGGATGGATCATCCTGCTTCTGCTGATTGCAGGAAACGGCTTCGGTTTTGGTGGCTGGGGCGGAGGCAATCTTGCGGCAGACGGAGCAATGTTGTATCCGTGGATGAATCAGGCGGAGGTTACCAACAGCGGCTTCAGAGATCAGATGCTGAACGGAAATATCAATTCTATCCGTGACGGCATCGGCGACATTTCCACACAGCTTTGTAACGGCTTTGCAGGAGTAAATGCAGGAGTAGCTAATGGCTTTGCGCAGGCTGAGATTGCGGCGAATGGTCGGCAGATGGCAAACATGAATCAGGCGTTTGCGGCTCAGACTGCTATGACTCAGGGGTTCAACGGGCTTCAGAGCCAGTTCGCGGATTGTTGCTGTGAAAACAGGCTCGGTCTTGCCGATCTTAAGTACACGGTGGCTACCGAGAATTGTGCGGACCGTACACAGTCCATGCAGAACACTAGAGATATTATTGACGCCCAGACTCGTGGTACGCAGGCTATTCTTGATAAGCTTTGCGCTCTGGAACTGGATGGTGTCAAAGGTCAGCTTGCACAGGCTCAGCGCGAGAATGTTGGTCTGCAGAATCAGCTCAACATGGCGGCTCTTCGTGAGTCCCAGACTGCGCAGAATGCATTCATTTCGCAGGGCTTTGCGAATGAAGTGGATGCTCTGTACAACAGACTGAATACTTGCCCTGTTCCGTCTACGCCTGTGTATGGCAGAACTCCTATCTTTACTTGCAACCAGAACAGCGGTTGCGGCTGTGGATGTGGCGGTAGTTTCTGAGGAGGTGCGGTATGGCAGAATATTTAACACGGGACACGGTAGAGAGTGTAGCACTCAATACAGCAATTCCCTTCATAAATTCTATTCCGTGCAATAAAGGATATATTTTTCATCAGAGTGGCACTGGAATTTTTGTTCTGCGCGGTATCGTGAATAATCCGCAGGGTTGTTTTGCGAGATACGAGGTTGAGTTTACTGGGAACATCGCGATTCCTGAAAACGGTACAATCACTCCGATTGCTACGGCAATCGTGGTATCAGGCGAAAGCAGAGAAGGTAGCAGAAGCATTTACACGCCTGCGGCAGTTGATGAGTACGGAAACGTAACAAGCCGTGCAACAGTCGATGTTCCGAAAGGATGTTGTTTTACAGTTTCGGTAGAATACGTGAACGGATCGGTCAATGATCCTGCCACAGTACCGACTCCGCTGATCAATGTGGTAGACGGCAGTCTGAGTATCCGCAGAACAGCGTAAGAAAGGAGATGTCATGCATAAACTTTATGAGTTAAAAGAAAAGCTGATGGGCGAACTTGAGGACTACTCCGAGAATGGCAAATTCAGTAAAGAAGATGTAGAGTCCATCAAGTACATTGCCAGTGCGATTGATCATATCTGTAATATCGTTGATGGTGATGAAGAGTACAGCAATGCCTATATGTACGATGATGGCTCCTATGCGTATGAGAGAGGCAATAATCGCGGTGGTAATCGGAGCTACGCAAGAGGCAGAGGCAGAGGCGCACGCCGTGATTCGATGGGCAGATATTCAAGAGCCAACGAAGACATGGTTGAACAGCTTCGGTCGATGATGCAGGAAGCTCCCGATGAACACACGCGACAGGAGTTTCAGCGGTTCATTACGAAAGTCGAGCAGATGTAAGGCGGTGATCCCTTGATAACGGAAAAAGATTTGCAGGAAGCAATAGCCGAGTGTCAAGGGACACGCAACCCAGATGCCCGAACCTGTATCAAGCTTGCGGCATACTTGACGATCAAGGAGCATTTATATCCACAGGTTGTTGAAAATGATTCTTCTGCGATTCCAGTTTACTCTTATGCCGAACCGCCCTCTGTAGAATACACAGGTGATAGCGTGTTTTCTCAGTCGGTATCCGGCAAGGACATGACTGAGGTGTGGAAGATCATGGATGAGCTGATGGACACACTGCAAGTGATTCAGCCTCGGCTATATGATAGCGTTATTCGGAAGATAGACAGCATTTAGCTGTCTATCTTTTTTTTATTCTTCTGTGTAGGATAAGTGTAGGATAAAGGTACATTTATATAAAATGTCTATAGAAAAAATAGTCCTATAGGGATTTTATGAAAATGCACGATTATCCTACACTCTTTTTATAAGCCGTTGAAATTCTTTCAAAATAATTTAAAAAATATATTTACATCATGCCTTGATGGTGGTAGTATATTACTAGAAACAGAAAACACGAACCCAAATAGGAGGTCAGACCGTTAATCACAGAAAGGAGGCGCAATGACATTAGGTGAGCGGATGGTAAGATACCGAGCCAAGAATCGGATCACGCAGACAGAGTTGGCTCAGAGATGCGGAGTTACTCTCCAGACCATCTCAAATGTGGAGCGAGGGATTCAAGACCCAAGCAGGGTCACAGTTCAGAAGATTGAACTGGTAATTGATGAAGATCAGCAGTAATTAAAAATAAACAGGAGGATTTTAAAATGCTGAATATTACAAGTCATAACGGGGAATCAAAAATTAAGGTTGAAGGAAGCATCATAGAGATTACATACGATCCGGTAAGAGGACTGATTAAGTTTAAGTCTCTTGCAGAGCAGAATGAGATGTGCGCAGATATGCTGTTAGGCTTCTGCAAATACGCACTTCCGAAATTAGCCGATCCAGAGGTTGATCTGGATGAGGCTGCGAAAGAGCACAGGAAAGCCGCACAGGAAGAAGCCAAGAAATCATCTCTGAAGCAGATCATCAAGGAAATGATCAAGGATGATGATGGGCTGATTAAGACAATCAGAGATATTCTGGATGATCTGGAGGATGACGGCAAATGAAGTACAGTATTTCAAGAATAAAACTCTTCAAGTCTTGTAGGAGAGCGTATGAGTTGAAATACATCGAGGGTCTGGAGCCAGTCCAGAAAGCGGATTCGCTCCAGACAGGACTCAGCTATCATGCGAAGATAGAAGAGTTCTACAAGACAGGCGAAGTTCCGCAGGATGAAGACATTAAGACTACGGCAATGGCGATGGCATATGTTAAATACATTGCTCCGACAGTCAAGATTGTGGAATGTGAAAAGTGGGTTGAATGGAATCCGAATAGTGCGATCTATAAAGACAGTCTGATAGGTCGCATAGATGGAATTACTGAAGACGGGGTGCTTGTGGAGCACAAAACCACATCGGGAGAAATTGGCGAAGATTATGAGTACATGCTTCAGTGGGATGAGCAGTTACTGGCATATATGCTCATGACAGGCGCAAGAGAGATGTGGTATACGGTATGTCGTAAGCCTACGATCAGACAGAAGAAGAACGAGACTGATGAAGAGTTCCTGCGGAGATGTGTAGAGTGGTTTGATGAAGATACGGACAGTAAGATCAAGCTGATGTCTATACAGAGAAGTGACGAGGAAGTTACCGAATTTAGGTATGAAATCGTGCGCATGATGGCGTTAATTGATGAAGCCAAACACTACTACAAAAACACGGCATACTGCAAGCATTGGGGACGCATGTGCGATTATGCAGGAGTGTGTTTGCATTACGATCCTAAGCAGGAATATGTCGATTATGAAAGGGTGAAAAGATGAATATAAAGAGCCTTAACGAAGCCAAAGTGGACAATACTTATACAGCATTATTTTATTGTCCGCCCGGAGTGGGAAAGAGCACGGCAATAGGCTTGATTGCAGAAGCAAGTGAGGGCAGAACGCTTGTGCTTGATGTGGATAGGACGATCACAAAGACGCTTGCGAAAAAAGAGGTGGTCAAGGATACCAGTAAGATTCTTCTGGAACAGATCGATAACATCAATACATTTGATGAGTGGACGAAGACGCTGAGTGAGATTGATATCATGTATCATAATGGTGAACTGAAAAAGATGAATGTGCGTACAATCGCAGTCGATAACATCTCGGAACTGCAGAGGTGCATTCTCAGTGATCTCGGCTCAAAGGGCAAGAATAAAGGCGTTCCTGCTATGGGAGACTATCAGTATATGCAGTTCAAATTAGTGAACAGCCTGAGGATGATGAAATCTTGGGGAGTGAATATAATTTGGACAGCATGGGAAACCACAGAGCAGTTTACGAACCCGGACGGAAATCAGTATAGCCGTTTGTATCCTCAGTGTTCAGCAAAGATCGTAGATAATATCTGCGGACTATGCGATGTGGTCGGAAAAATCTTTGTAAACAAAGATGGAGTTCATGGCATCCAGTTAGAAGCCACTCAGAATGTTTACGCAAAGAATCAGATCGACAGTCGTAAGGCTTGCAGGATCGAGGACTTTGTGAATTTTAGGAGGGCTGAATAATGTGGAAAGTTATTATTGGTCAGATCGGTGGAAGAGTTCAGTTTGGTTTTAATGAAATGAGTGATGCATTGGATTTTGCAAGCACGTGTGCAGAATGCGGTGATAAAGGTACTATCATTACGATTCTTGAAGATGAAGATGAGGAGGATTAAAACATGGCTTGGAATTATCAGAGAGAGGAACAGCAGTTTCAGCAGATTCCAGAAGGTAGGTATCGCATCAGAGTGAAGTCGGCAGAGAAAGCCGTTTCCAAAAAAGGAAACGATATGCTTGCGCTTCAGTTCGAGGTTTCTGGAAAGACGCAGATTCTTTACCATTACATCAGTTTCTTGGATGACCGTCCGGAGATTACGAACAGGATGCTCACAGCGTTCTTCGACAGCTTTCCTGCTATTGAAGAGGGCGACTTCAACATGGCTCACTGGATTGGCAAGGCAGGAGCTTGCATGGTGAAGCATGATGAAGACGGCAGAGCCAGAATCAGCTATTTCATTAAGGCTGACAAGCAGGGTGATCTTCCTGCATGGCATGATGCAGGCAATGATCCAGTAGTCTCGGGAGCAGATGACTGGACACCATTTGACTAAGGCTTGAAAGAGGGCTCTGGGAAACCAGAGTCCTCGATTTTTCAGAGGTGGATATGAACAACAAAAAGTTAGGGACAGCGTTTGAGCGGGAGATGGTGAAGATTCTATCAGAGAATGGATACTGGGTACACTTCATCAGTCCAGACAACAGAGGCGCACAGCCTTTTGACATCATAGCAGTTAAGAATGGAATTGCTCTGGCGGCAGACTGCAAGACCTGTGAAGATCATATCTTTAGAATCAGCAGACTTGAATGGAATCAGAGGCTTGCTTTCCAGAAGTGGATTGACTGTGGAAATGTGATGCCAGTTATTTTCGTGAAATATCATCATAATGAGAAAATTTGCATGATTGATTATGACAGGCTCGTGAAAGACGAAAAGGTGGATTTGAATGAAATTTCTGGTTGGCAATAAAATCATTGCGAAGGGAGTTACAAGAGAACTTCATAATTGGTGCATGGACAATCTGGTGCTGTTCAATCCAGACTACGCCAAGAAAGAGCGCATGGGTCTGTGGACTGGTAGCACTCCAAGGAATATCTTTCTCTATGAGAAGAATGGCTCAGACTTGATTCTTCCGTTCGGATGTATAGCGCAGTTAAGGTCAAGGTTCCCAGATGCCCAATTTATGGCTCAGAATCGCCCCAGAATCGCTTTTAACTATCGTTCCCATATTTCTCTATACCCATACCAAGAGAACGCAGTCTTGAAGGCGCTAGAGGGCAAAAATGGCATACTCGTCATGCCGTGCGGAGCAGGAAAGACGCAGACAGGTCTGGAAGTGGTTGCCAGAATAGGCGGCAGGGCGTTATGGCTGACCCATACGCAGGACTTACTGAATCAGAGCATGAACAGGGCGAAGTCAGTATTCGGATGTCCTTTGAGCAGTTACGGAACGATCACTAACGGTAAGGTGAATATTGGAGAGGGAATCACATTCGCCACAGTGCAGACTATGAGTAAGCTTGACCTTACTGAATACAAAGATTTTTGGGATGTGGTAATTGTGGATGAATGTCACAGAGCCATTGGATCACCTACGAAGGTGATGCAGTTTTACAAGGTGCTTTCTAACTTGTCATGCAGATACAAGTTCGGTTTGACAGCCACACCGAAAAGAGCAGATGGTCTTGAGAAAGCGATGTTTGCTTTGATAGGTGATGTACTCTGTGAGGTATCTAAAAAAGAGGTCGCCAATACAACGTGTCCTGTTGTGGTCATAACTATGGAGACTGGGTACAAGCCGAATACAGACATGGCTCTTGCGGGAGATGGAACGATTAACTACGCGGGGCTTGTGAATGATCTTACTCATGACGAGAAGCGAATGAAGGTCGTATCGGAAGTGCTGAATCATAACTGCAATGCGGCTACGCTTGTGCTTTCGAACAGGGTAGAATATCTCAGACTGTTGCAAAGAGAGTATCAGCGTGATTCAGTGTGCTTATCTATGCTTGGGAACAGCAAAGCCGCAAAGGCAGAACGGAAAGAGGCTCTTAGAAAGTTGAATGATGGAGAGATAAGTTGTGTCTTTGCTACGTATGCCTTGGCTCGTGAAGGACTCGATGTGCCAAACTTGCGATATGTAGTATTTGCTACGCCAGAGAAAGACCCTACAACTATTCAACAGGCATCTGGGAGAGTCGGCAGGAAAGCAGATGGAAAAGAGTTTGGGACGGTCATAGATTTCGTAGATGATTTTGGTATGTATTATGGTTGGGCAAGCAAGCGCCAGAAGACATATCGAAAACTTGGATACGATTTATGTTGACTTTTATGTTAGATTATGTAAGGATATAGACGGTGGATTGCATGACAAAAACAAAGAAGGTTGAAAGTAAAAAACAGAATCCTGATATATGTTTTCGCACTGAGACGGGCTATGATGTCCGTCTCAGGTGGGAAGGTGCTGAATATAGGGCGCAGATGGATAAGCATAAAGGAATGGGTTTTGTTGATATGAGACTTGGATCATGCAATCCTGAGCCGTTGAAAAAGTATATTTTAGAAAGGAGAAAAGATGGCTGACGAAAAGTGTTATAACATCATTAAAACTGCAGAACTGCTTGGTATTAAGGTGCGAACGGTAAGGCAGTGGATAAGGGATGGTAAGATTAATGCCTTCAAGTACGATGTGAGCAACAGATGGTTTATTCCTGAAAGCGAGATTACGAGGCTGAAGAATGGTAACAAGGATTGAGAACATTCCAAATAAGTATACCGTTTATATGCATATTACTCCAAGTAACAAACGATATATTGTGATAACTTGTCAGGATGTCCAACAAAGATGTATCGATGATGGACAAGTATTTGAGAGCATGACTGCGGCAGGAAAAGAGTATGGAATCAATAAAACGCTAATATGCAGGGGCTTGCAGTGGAAGGAATAAAACTGCAAAAGGATTGCGTTTTGAATATGTAAACAAGGAGGAAAGTAAAGAAAATGTATGAGTCTGTTCCTGAAGAGCTGAAATTGATTCCAAATTGGGTAAACGCAACTTCCGACAAAATCCCCCGCGATCCCAAAACAGGGGCATATGCAAAAACAACTGATCCAACAACATGGGGGACATTTGAGGATGCAGTTACGGCAAAGCAGAAATACGGTTTTGATCAGATAGGCTTTGTGTTTGATGGACATAATGGTTATTTTGGTGTCGATCTTGACCATTGCTTAGATAACGTTGATTTTTGCGATGAGTTCGTGGAGACGCTACAGTCTTATGCGGAGATTTCTAGAAGCGGTTCAGGAATTCACATTATCTGTAAGGGCACATTGCCTGATGGAGCAAGACGCAAAGGCAATGTGGAAATGTACAGCGAGGGCAGATATTTTATCTGTACTGGCAATTTATATAATCAGAAATACAGACAGATACAGGATTGCACAGAGCCGATCAAGATATTGCACAATAAATATCTTCCGTCTGATACGCCGAAGGTTGCGACACGAAAATTCGTAGAAATCAGCATGGATGATCACGAAGTTATTGATAAGGCTAGAAATTGCAAGAGTGGTTATCTGTTTAATATCCTGTATTCCGGCAACTGGCAGGGCGTTTATTCATCGCAGAGTGAAGCTGACTTGGCTCTTTGCAATCAGTTAGCTTTCTGGACGCAGAAGAATCAGACGCAGATGGACAGGATATTCAGGTCAAGCGGTCTGATGCGTCCGAAATGGGATGAACGGAGAGGCAGTTCTACTTATGGAAACATAACCATCGGCAAAGCTTGTGCGGCGTGTCAAGAGGTCTATGAGCCGAAGAAGTATGGGGATGATACTGCCCTTGCGGTGGCACTCTTCGGTGATGGTACTGTGGGAGTGGAAGAGCCGAAGAAGCGGTATGATATGACCGACACGGGAAATGCTCACAGGCTTTATGACAGGTTTGGTGAGATCATCCATTATTCCTATAATCGTAAGAAATGGATGTACTGGGATGGCAAGATGTGGAGGACTGATGATTCTGGAGAGATTAAGAAACTTGCAGACGTTATATGTGAAGATATTAAACGAGAAGCCCTTCTGGAACAGGATGAGAAGACGCAGATGGATATGCTTAAATGGGCGACACGGACAGCATCGAGCAAGGGAAAAGAGGCGATGATAAAAGAGTGTCAGCACTTGGATGGCATTCCTGCAGGTGTGGATGATTTCGATTCATATCCAGACTATATTAACTGCCAGAATGGAATCATTAATCTTCGAAATGGAGAGTTGCTTCCACATGACGCTAATTTTATGATGTCCAAGATATGCTACTCTGATTATGATATCTCTGGAAATCAGCCTGTCTTATGGCTCAGATTTCTGGATGATATTACGAATGGCAATAAAGAACTGCAGGAGTATATTCAGAGATCAGTTGGGTATTCTCTGACTGGATCAAACGAGGAGCAGTGTGCTTATTTCTTATATGGATTAGGAAACAACGGCAAGTCAACGTTTCTTGATACGCTTGCAGATCTGTTTGGCGGGTATGCGTCAAACGCTCAGCCAGAAACGATTATGATGAAACGCTTTGGTGGAGAGGGAGCGACATCGGATATCGCAAGGCTTAAAGGCGCAAGGTTTGTTACGGCAGAAGAACCGACAGAAGGAGTGAGACTAAATGAGGGACTTCTGAAACAGCTTACTGGCGGTACGAAAGTTACTTGCAGGTTCCTCTACGGAGAAGAGTTTGAGTATACGCCAGAATTTAAAATCTGGATCGCAACGAATCATAAGCCTGTAGTCAGAGGTACTGATTTCGGTATCTGGAGACGGATCAAACTGATTCCTTTTGAGGTGAACATTCCGAAGGAAAAGGTCGATAAGAATCTTAAGTATAAGCTTCGTGCAGAGTTTCCGCAGATACTCAGATGGGCTGTGGAAGGTTGCATGAAATGGCGAGCGCATGGGATTACTGAACCGCAGTGCGTAACTGATGCCACAAAAGAGTATAAGCATGAGATGGATTTGCTTGCAGGATTCATTGACCAGTGCGTGGAGATTGATTACGAGTGCGACGATAAGGTCATGGCAAATGATCTGTTCCGAGTGTACTGTAAATGGGCAAAAGAGAATAACGAGTATGAAATGTCCTCAAAGAAGTTTTTCACTGAAGTAGGGAAGAAGCTTCCGGATAAAGGCAGGAATGCCAAGGGCATCTTCTATAAATACATACGGCTTACTGAGTATGCAAAGTCGCAGGATCGCCAGTATCGATTCTCTGATTTTTATTGAAAATTTATTTAAAATATTTATTGACATATAGTATTGTTGGTGGTAATATAATGACATCAACAAACAAAACACAGAACCCACTAAGGAGGTCAAAACAATGACATACACAACAGAGCAGATCGAAACAGCAAGGATTGATAACGAATGGTTCAGATGCCCAAGGTGCGGACACAAGCTTGGAAAGATGGTTGGCAGATGGAATGACAGGTGGGCAATGCCCGCCATAGAAATCAAATGTCATTCATGCGGAGAGAAAAGCTACTTAATGATCGGAGGTCAGAATGAATAATGAAAACTAAACTGGCAAGCATAGTGATAGGTGTAACGATAGGAAGTGTGTTCGGCATGGCTCATGTGAGAGCCGCAGAGGCGCAGATTCCATGGTATGAACAGTTAAAGCCAGAAGCACAGGTAATCACTTATGAGATAGTCTCGGAGCCAGAGCCGGATACCGATGAAGTAGTCCTACCATACGCAACCTATAGAATGCTTGCAGGACTTGTGGAAGCAGAGGCAGGGAATCAAGACGAATACGGCAAGCGTCTGGTAGTAGACACGGTTTTGAACAGAGTGAATGATCCGAAGTTTCCAGACACCATAGTGGATGTTATCTATCAGCCATACCAGTTCAGTGTAGTTGGGAATGGTCAGCTTCAGAAGTACATTGACGGAAGGCTTGAGATTCCAGAAGAAAATTACAGAATCGTAGCAAAGGAATTAATCGATCAAGCTGATTATGATGTGGTATTTTTCCAGAGTAGCGGATGGTCGCCATACGGTCAGCACGCTTACAAGTACGGAGATCATTATTTTTCAAAATGGTGAGGGAACTGTAAATATCACGTCCACGACGGCAACGGCGACGGGATGTGCGTAAACGCAGACAGCGATGCGTGCGCAGATTGGACGTTTGAAAGCGATATTTGCGGAAATTGGGCAGAAAAAGGAGATAAATGAAAGTTTTAGTGGCATGTGAAGAGTCACAGCGCGTCTGCTGTGCTTTCCGCGCAAAAGGGCATGAAGCATACTCCTGCGATATTCAAGAGCCGTCCGGCGGGCATCCTGAATGGCACATTCTCGGAGATGTGCTTAAGGCTATTAGGGGGGGGCAAGTCGTGACGATGGACGGTTTAACGCATGACGTTGGCAAGTGGGACTTGCTTATTGCACACCCGCCCTGCACATACCTGTCGAACGCTGGCGCACGATTCCTTTACCCGAAAGGCGTTCTAAACGAACAGCGGTTGCGTAAAGGGCTTATGGCAAAGGATTTCTTTCTGCACCTCTTGTGGGCTGATATTCCGAAGATTGCGGTTGAGAATCCGATTCCATCATCCGTTTACTGCTTGCCAAAATACACGCAGATCATTCAGCCGTACCAGTTCGGGCATCCGTTCAAAAAGAAAACGTGCCTTTGGCTGAAAGGTTTGCCAGAGCTTGAACCAACCGATGAAATTCCGCTTGAGCAATGCGAAAGCACGAAGATTGCCGGAAATTGGTTCAATCATGGCGGTAAAGACCGACAAGCGAACCGGGCAAAAACTTTTCCAGGCATTGCAAAAGCAATGGCGGAACAGTGGGGAGGAATATGATTACGCATCGATGCAACGGAAGTCTGAAAGCGGGTATATCTATCCGGTACGGGAAGGGCTGGTTTGAAGGAAACGCATGGCGGATGTGGGAGCCGATAACCGACAGCGAATGGATCACAACGGTTTTAACACCGATAGCGAAAATCCGGTTTTGCCCGTTCTGTGGGCAGAAGCTGGAAGCGCCGGAAGAGCAAACAAGCGATAAAGGGGAAAATAAGCGATGAGCAATAAGAAATACAGAATCACACTGACAGAAAAACAGTTTGCGCTGATTGAGACAGCTGTAGAGATCATGCTGCGCGCCGGCATGGGCCAGACGTATGATCTTGCGGAATGGTTAACACTGAAAGGAAACGACTATCCGCACGGAAATGGTTTTGACATTTACATCGCGGAGCGCAATTTGATTGCGAGTGTCCTGGAAGGAATCATGCTCAATAAGGCAGCGCACAACTTTGCCCGAATAAATTGCACAGTCTGTGGCGCATCAGCAAAGAAAGAATCTGATTCCGTGCGCGAGCTGAAAACGCTGTATGAGGCAATCCGGCATCAGCAATGGAAAGACAGCAGGGCGCCCGAGTGGGACGTTAGATCACATGAGCCGATAATGTGCGGAAAAGAGCCAATACCGAAGATCGAGAGGATAGACGAATAAAAGGGAGGAGATGAGCGATGAATAAGTACAACGAGGTTGAGATTCAGACAGCAAAGAACCTACTTATTGAAGGGCCTGAATATATTTGTTTACCGCGTCTTAAGAAAGGCACCATGTACAAAGGCATGGAGTCAGACCATCGGTACACGCTTGAGGAGATAGGGCTATGACAAATACCGGAGATTTGGAGGATAGACGAATGATAGTTAATCGCATGACAGAGGTTGAAACAAACCGCCCGAAAATCGGCGACAGGATAAGCGTCGGGCATTACACAGCAACGTGTCAGGAAATCACGCCGAAGGGAACGCTGTTCCTTCTGGACCAGTACCTCGACGAGCCGATGCCGATGAACCGGAAGAACACCAACAAGGGCGGCTATGCGGAGAGTGATCTGCGGAAAGCTCTGCAAAGTGACGAGGTGCTAAATATTTTCGCAGATATCCGTGACCGCATGGTTCCGTTTGATAACGGTGACTTACTCCGGATCCCGTTTTATGGCGAGATCTTCGGTCAGGAGAACGCGGAGTGCTTCGAGCCGGACGGCTGCGAGCAATGGGAACTTATGAGGGACAGGAAGAACCGGGTCGCCTTCCGGCAGAACGACTATGAATGGGGCTGGCTCCAGAACAAGCATAAGGGCTCCTCGACGCGTTTCGGCTATGTCAACGCCAACGGTTATGCCTACTATCGGGTCGCCTCGAATGTCATCGGGGTCCGGCCGGTTTTCCTGATCGCGGAGGGAGAATACTAAAGATTGATGGGGGGTAGCGGTACATGATAGTAATCTACACTCAGAACAGGCAAGCGGTCTGGAACTTCGCGGACATATCGCGGTTCCATGTAACTGGCAATGGGACGGGGATACAGGCGGTGGCAAAAAACGGAGC